GATTGATGGGAATTGGCGCGTATAGAATTTTAGAACGGAAAGCATAACGCCGAGATTTGCGGCGGCGGGGAATAAATGAAAATTGGACGGTGCTAATTCCGTCCGTAATATTGACTGGTTACATTTACATAGCAATTTAATTTAGGAGAAAAACCTTGACTACACAATCTTTTGCTACACCGTTCAAAGCAACAAAAGAACAGGTGGAAGAAGCCGAGCAGTTAATAAAAGGGCTAACATTCACTAGAACCTATTCATGCAATGACGGTTATGAATCATGGGAAGTAACTGGCAAAAACATGGATGCTTTTGTTGAGCTTATAAACCGTGCAAGAACTTGCCAGCCAGTGAATGTAACAGCGTAATCTAAGGGTTGACCATCATATTTACATGAATTTAGACGACAGGATTATTGATTTTATTGAATATTTTAACTATTCTGAGGAATACATGGTCAACCAGCTTTTCCACAAAAATTGCACCATTACGGTGATGATGAGTTAATTTGGTGCAATTATGGAATTAGTGTTTTATCTGTTACAATTGTTGATGCCAGAGCAATTATCTGAACCCTCTCAGAAGGCTTATATAAGCTCATTACAGAGCGTTTACGAGAGTTACCATACTCAGGTATATCTAGAGAAGGAAACGTCCTGTCTCTCAAGAATCCTTTATAATGAAACTAAAGGGGAGCCACTACAAGGGAGTAAGTTAGTTGCACAAACGGTGATTAACAGGGTCAAACATAAAGACTATCCTAACTCTGTTTGTGAGAACCTTATGAAACGTAATGCGTACAGTTTTTTAAATCCTAAAGCTAAGGACAAGAAGCGAGTTTATCCAAAATATTTTACAGAAATAGCTGACAAGGCTTTAAAAGGAGAGTACAATGGGTTGATAGATAGTAGAGTGTTGTACTTTAAGCGTTGCCAGCATCCTAGCAGTTTCTTTGATACTAAGCTTAAAATGGTAAAACGTGTAGGGCAGCATTGCTTCTATCGTGAACGTGGTGTAATATAGTTGGACTTTAATTGATTAGGAGGAATTATGAAAAAGTATTGGACAATGATTACTAGAGACTATCTATCACACTGGACAGTTGCTAATGGGGTAAGAGAATACGTTAGTAATATGCTAGATAGTCCCGCTGCCTCTGAGTATGAGATTGGGGATGATTTTATTATCCTCACCTCTAAAGATATTACTCTACCTGCAACTATCTTTGTTATGGGTTATAGTCAGAATCGTAAGGATGATGAGGCAGTTGGAACTTTCGGTGAGGGTGCTCTCGTAGCTATGGTTCCATTACTTCGTGAAGGTAAAGGTCTACACTTTATCAATGGTGAGGTAATTTGGAAACCAGCATTTGAGTTTAACGAATCTCTTGGTTTAGAGGTACTGGTGATTAATGAAGAACCTAACCCACACCAAACTAATAACTATTCTGTGGTGATTGATAACCTTTCTCCAGAAGAAGTTCAAGAGATTCGAGAGAGCTGTACGTATTTCAGAGATGATCTTGGTGAAGTGTTGGAAGGTCGTACTGGTCAAGTTATTAAAGGTGTTCAAGGTAAACTGTTTGTTGGTGGAATATTTGTTTGCGACATACCTAAGCATATAAACTCTTATAATTTTAAGAGTAAGTATTTGCCATTGAATAGGGATAGACGTTCTTGTGCTGACTGGGACTTAGCTGTACAAGCACAACGATTGTTAGATGAAGTAGAGTCTCCAGAAAACATCGCTAAACTTATTGCAAGTAAGGCTCAAGATGTGTATTATGCTAAGTTCGGAGTAGATGCTCCCGTAGCTGACGCTGTGTTCAATGATTTCGTTGAAGTGCATGGTGAGAAAGTAGTTGCTAATGACTGGGTAGAAGCTGCTAACCTTACCAATAAAGGTTACAAAGATGTATTTATTGTAGGCAATGAGGCACAGACTAAAGCTATCCAAAGGTCTACAGCTTATCAAGATTTCTTAGAAACAGTTGACATTGAAGTGGAAGAGGTTGATAATACTACACCATTAGAACTTTTAAAGGCTTTTGTAGAAGATTGGGGGTTTGCTAACACAGAATCGTCCAGAGCCTTTCAAGAAATACTTGACTTGTTTGATAAACGTGGTGTAGAATTTACAGATTAACTTGGAGGGTATATGGCAAGAGATAATATTACAGATAAAGGCAGTACAAAGATTTCCCCTTGGTTCGGGCATAAGTACCGAGTAACCCCTGAAAGTAGTAAACTATTACAAGAGGCTGTGTTTGCTGATGGTGGTAGTTGGCTTTCTGGAAGTACCGAAGTACAAAGATTAGAGATGAAGTATTTGTACACAAAAGAAAATGGGAAATTAACTTACGATACTGATTACGATAGCTTCCAAAGTGACCATAGGGCGGAGAAAGAGCCACCACAGGTAGAGAGAAAAACTTTACAAGAGAATACAGTAAGTGTTATAATGATACCAACAGATGTAAACTCAGTAATCAAACATTTTAATCAACAAGAGGAAACAATTATGAGCACCAATACACAACGTAAGACAGTAACCGTAAACCTTATTGACCGTGATTCAGCGTTAGATGAGAAGTTTGCATTAGTAGCAACCTTTGGTGAGTTCACTACGTCAAAGAGTCCTGAAGCTTTAATCCGTTCAATCATTATTGATCCTAAGAATGATGTTGCTAAGTTAATTGCAGAACACAATGAAGTTCGTGTTAAGCAGACTAATAAAGAGATCATGGAACGTACTGGTAATAAGGTAACACTTGAAGCTATAGAAGAAAGTGACCTTCATTGGGAAATTCGTTAATCAGTAATACTTATCCTCTCGTTAGAGAGGATATTCTAAAAATGCTTGGAGATGAAAATTCTCATAGTACCACTGGGTAGCTAGGCGCAAGATACAGGCGGCCACTCTTTTAGAGGGGTGCAAGCATTTTTAGAATGTTACAAACAAGATTACAATTATAAAGACTTTGTACCAAGCTTGGACTGAAATCTAGCAAGAATTTAATGAGGGGTTCGTCTAATGGACAGGACATCATCGTTCTAAGTTGATTATGTAGGTTCGATTCCTACACCCCTCACCAAACACACACTATCGGAGATATTAATATGCAAATGCCATGTTCCAATACTCAAGCACTCTCAATCTACGAACACAACCAATCAATCCTTGAACAAGAATGGGAACTAACAAAACCAGAGAAGCAAGAGGCTGTAATAGCGTATGCAATTAAGATCATGGAGAGATTAGTACCACAAGAAGTATTCCATTGGGTGTTTAAAGACTACTATGTGGAAAATGATGATGGTGAGAATATCTACAATTCAGACTTTATAGAAGCCTTAGATAATTGGAACTTAGGGTTTTGTGAAGATACCGTAATGATTTACACTATTGCAGAGAAAGCATTGACAATGGCATGTGAGCTATTGTATGATGTTGAGGTAGATGAAGTGTTTGATAATTTACACAAGGCTAAAGATGAGGTGGTATATGGGTGTGTGGTGGCTACCCTGAAATAATTGAACTAACTAAGCAAGAAGTATTAGCTGAATTTAGACGAGATGATGTTGGTGGTTACAGACCTATTAAACTATTTTGGCATGAGCCTTGGAGTATCACATGCACAACCATGTAATCGTACAAAGTATTCAAGATATGGCTAAAGAGCGTATTAGGATTGATGTTGCCAATCAAGAGTTGTACTTAGCCCAGATTATTAAGATGAATCCAGAGATTAACCTATTGAATTATACGTTGTGTAAAATGCCATGCTATGAAGAAGATGGTAGATACTATGAGAAGACTTGGCTACAGGAGATTAAAGTATGAGAGGTGAAATTACCACTGTAAGAGTGCAGACATTGCTGTTGAATGATGCAGAAGCGAATTGGCTTAAAGGTACAATGCAGAACCCTTTGTGGGTAGATCACCCAGACAAAGAAGAACCTTTTGATAAGACTATGAGAGAATCTTTCTTTAACGCTGTTAAATGGGCACCTCATGACTAAAGCACAACGTCTACAAATACATGAGAGGGTGTTCCATAAGCTCTACACAGCTAGGTTATCGTTTAACCATGATAAGGTGTTGAGAATACTTAGCTTGATAGATGCTTGGTGCTATGAGGTGAATGGTAATAATGGTGAATTGTCTAGTTATGAGATTCGTAAACGGCAAGATGAATTATTGCGGAAGCTAAGTGAAGTTTAACGATTATACAGGGGATATATGAGTAAAGATAAAGAAAGTGGTGTTAGAATAAACCAACATTTCCATTGTATAGCGAATGAATTCGATGAGATGGATAATTGTTCAAGTAGCGATGCTTTGAGTATTTATGAGAAAGAAAGCAACAGCGAAGTAAGTTACGATGGATTTTGCTTCAGTTGTGGTCAACATTTCTCTAAAGAACAAGTGCATTCATCTACACTCGCTGTTGAGTTAGGTATTAAAGAAGGTGTTGTTGTAGAAAAGAAGAACCTCAAACTCGCAACCAAAGCTGAACCTCTGACTGGTGAACAAATTGGACAATTAAAACAATCAATAGGTTTCAGTAAGCAGCCTTATCGTAAAATTAGCCCTGAGACTTTACAATTCTACGGACACATGGTTAAACGTAATAGTAAAGGTGTTGTTACTGAGATTTACTATCCTGAAACAGAAGATGACAAAGTAACAGGATTTAAGATTCGTATTTTACCTAAAAGTTTTAGTAAGATAGGTAAAACGGGTAAACAAAGTCAGTTATCAGGTCAATTCCGATATAAAGGTAATGATAAGCGAGTCTTATATGTGGGTGGAGAAAATGACAAGTGTGCAGCTCGACAAGCACTAGTTAAATATAACGTACATGTAGTATCACCCACTTGCGGCGAAGGTAGCGCAGCTAGTCAAGCTGCTGCACAAATAGAGTTCTTTGATAGGTACACTGAAATTTACATCGGTATGGATAACGATGCCGCTGGAAGAGAAGCTACATCTAAAATTGTTGAGGTATTACCTAAAGCTAAAATTAAGATAGTAACGTGGAGTGAGAAAGACCCACACATGTTACTTGAAATGGATAAAGAGGAACAGATTCGTAGGGATTTTTGGAATGCTAAAGAATACACAGCAACAGGCATTAAGTCTGGTGCGGATGCAATGGAAGAAGTTAAAGAGTTCCTTACTGCGCCCAAGTTACCTTTACCTCCACACATGCACCGTATTCAAGATGCACATAGAGGTGGTTTGAAGAGTTCTGGTTTCATTGGTAATATTATTGCTGATACATCTGTAGGTAAGACATTTGTTACTGATACGTTGTTAAACTTCTGGATACCTCAAGATAATTTAGTACCAGTTGTTGTGTCAATTGAACGTACTGCTGGTGAGTTTATGGCTGATTTATTGTCTATTTACTTAGCTAAGAATCTAACGTGGTTTAAAGAAGGTGAGGGTGCTGTCAATTATCTTGAACGTCCCGAAGTTAAAGAACTCATCCAGTCATTTATTTATGATGCTGAAGGAAAACAAAGGTTCTATGTAATTGATGAACGTGATGGTAGCTTAGAAATATTACAGAACAAGATGGAATTAGCTGCTGCTAAATATGGTACTAAACTATTCATCATTGACCCTTTAACTGATATTCTACGGGCACTTGGTAATGATGTTCAAGATACTCACATGTTGTGGCAGAAACAGCAGAAGAAGAAAGGTTGGATGATACTCAATGTGTTACATACGAGAAAACCACCTTCTGATAAAGATGGTAAAACTCGTCCTGTTACTGAGTATGATGCGTATGGTTCATCTACGTTTGTTCAATCCTCTGACTTTAATTGGGTATTGAATAGAGATAAGATGGCCGAAGACGCAAATGAACGTAACACTATGACCGTTGACATACCGAAAGTTAGGGGTGGTACAACAGGTCGAGCTGCTGAACTTATTTATGA